TGTCTGGGTATTCATTACACCACCATGTACCAAACTTTGTGAGAAGTTGTTTCTCATCATCGCAAGGAGTATAGTTTACATTCAAGTCTTTTGTTTCAGGACCGGGTGTCCATTCACCCTCACCCCAAGTGATGATCTCCTTTGTATGATTATTCATCATCGTAATCAAAAGGACTTTATCAGTAGGGTTATCTACGCTGGGAAAGCCAGACTCTGCCGTTGTCTCAATGTCCATAGACCACACTGAGAGTTGTGACAAATCAAAATCAATCTCGTTAGGATATTCAGAAGAAAGAAACTGGTATGTCAGGTCAGTCTGACCGTATATAGGATAGTTTTCAATTTCAGAATAATTATCTAAAAATTCTTTTGCATCTGAGTTATTCCCAAACTCAATAGGTTTGATATTCTCTCCATAAAGACCTTTGTAAGGAGAGTCCCCATCAGCACGAACATACAAGGTAGGTTTGAAGTCTCGCTTTGTGGTAAATCTTTTACCGTTGCGAACACCACGAACCAATACCTTGTTGCCGTATTGCCACGCCCAGCTGTAAAATTCTTTTTCCATGTTTCACACTATACATAATATTAAGTTTAAAGTCAAAGGGTTTTTAGCCGAAACAGGGTATTAGGTCACAATTTTTTTATCGGGTTGAATGATGTTAGAAGTGATTCTGGTGTATTCATTTACAATATCTGCTTTGGGCATAATGATTGCTGATACAGCATGAACCATAAGAAAGACACCGCCTTCGTCCGCATAGGGTACCCAGGGAGCTAGGGCAATTTGTGCCTCATTTGGATTGTTCTCTTTGGGTATCAGAAGAATGATTGCAGGTTTTGTAATTTTGATTACAGGTTTACCTTCAATCTCAATGTCCTCAATGCTACCAATAACTTCTTCACCAGAAATTAATTTTACTACTTGAATATTTTTATCACTCATAATATAGTTCCTTAAATTTGGGGGGAATAAATCCCCCCGTATTAGTTAGCCTTGCAATAATTCTTTTTTAGACTTTACAGAACCCACTTTAATTTCAATGGGCTTTTTCTCTTCGGGTATCACCCGTCGAAGTCCGATAATCAAAACACCGTCCTTGTAGTCAGCACCAGTAACTTTAACATCCTCTGTCAATGCAAAAGTTCTAGTGAAGTTTCTAGCACCAATCCCTCTGTGATAGAATTCTCTTTTATCTTCACCGCGGTCTTGTACACCCTGAACAACCAACTTGTTGCCATCAGGAACAACATGAATATTAAATTCATCTGCATGAAAGCCTGCACAAGCCATTTCTATTGTATAATTTTCATCATCGTCTTTGATGATGTTATAGGGAGGGTAATTGTTTGCCACTTCGGCAGTAGTAAACAAATTATCAAAGATAGATTCAAAGCCAATTGAGAATGGCTTAACATTATTTGCAAAGTCGTGTAGATCAGATACGGTATATTTTTTAGTAACCATTATAGGTCTCCTTTATTAAGCGAGTTTTCATTTACGAAGCCCTTTCGGCACTTCACATATATTTATATACTTTGCCCCCACTCCTCAAATCTTTTTTTCATTGTTTGGTATGTTTCACCATAAATTAGCTGAAGCATGACTCTATCTTTGTCAGAAGATGGTACTGAATGATACTTTTGTCCTACATTTAATAACATAGGAGTATCATATTTAACCGACACCATTGGTTCTGTGCTGTTTTCGTTTTCGTAAAAAAGTATTGGCGATTCTGTTTGCAGAGGAATGGACACCACACACCTTCTACCAGGGTGTTTGTCTATGTGCTTTTTAGCCCCTATCCCCCCTTTGTGAATTACTACCAGTGAAGCAGTAAGTAATTTAGGTTGAGGATGGGGATACCTTTGCGCAAGAGACACAACATACCTTCTGTCTTTGCTTCTCCAGTTACACCATATATCCGACGAATATACACCATTGAGCATATATCCTGGGTAGGTATCCCTTTGATATTCAATTAGGTAATTGGATTTAATCCAATTCCAAATTTCTAGTAGTTGTGTCTTTTCTTCTTCGGTTATAAGATCAGGTACAGGGGTACAACAATCTAGTTCTTCCGCCCTATGTTGTATTTCGTCACTAGTTCCCATTCATCTTTCTCTCTATAAGATATAATTTTAATTTGTCCTATAGGTGCAAGGTCTTCATGCAACTCAGGAGAAACCATCGTCAATAATCCCCAGTCTGCTAGAAGTTTTGCGATTGCATTTCTTCTAGCCAAATCCGTATCGTCTAAGTTTGCATGTTTACCATCCAAGGCAAACAACTCTTTAAAGTGTGTGATGAAGTATCTACCTTGCTTGTGTAAAATGTGGCAGGACTGATACAGGGTTTTGTCTTTGCGAGATGCCACTCCAATGCGTGATAAGGTTTCACGAATTTTCAGAAAATCATCTGCATGTTCTAGCTTGACTTCCAGCGGCTTATAGCCGGGAATATCAATGTCAAAAAAGTCACTCATTTTTTTATTCCTATTATAATCAATAAAGCAAAAAGCATCGTTTATTGACTCTATTTATAAAATAATGAGTTTTACTTACCTCCTTTGAACATCCTTTGTTTCAACACATCTAAATCCTTTTCTGATAACAATCTCAACGCCTCTTGCGCCTTAGTATTGCTATAGCCATAGTACTCTTTGATAATCTCTAGCCTTTCCTCTTTCTCGGGCTTTAACCATTTGTTGTATCGTTTCTTAGGTCGCACTACATTCAAAAGAAAATCATATTGCATCTTTGATGCTATGTGAGGACGAGCATTCATTTCATTTGCCGCAATCACAGTGTCAGGACCATAACTCATAGCCTTGTTCACGATGAAAGCATTGTATTGCTTCTCGCTCCAGTCATCAACAATCAAGTTTTCTTTGCTATGATTGATACTATTAGCAAAATCAAAAGGGCTGATTGCCTTTTTCTTTTCTTTGTATTCTTCAGCATCAAAAGAGACTACTGGATCACCCATGCCTTCAAGCATTAACTATTCCTCTTTAAAATGTATTCAGGGTCGATTGCATTGCTGATAGGAAATGTCCATCTGTGAAGCACACGCTTTTCTAACACACTGGTAGGGTAAGGCTCTCTCCTGTGTAGTGTTAGAAGTTGGTCACTCAAAACAAGATCGCCGACTTCCCAATGATGATGATACATGAATCTTTCTTGGTGAATAAAAGATTTCAGTTCAGACATTAATTCATAGTCAACTGCTTCCTGATTGTTATTGGTGTAGAAATACATTCCTTCAACACCTGCTACATTCTTTTGCAGTATTCGCATAGAATATTCATTGGCGTTCTTTTGCATGTAAGCGATTTGCTTTTCGTTCACAGGTGTAGACCATCCAAGTCCACCATCATATTTATAGGAACACCACTTATCTTGAATAGAATCATACAGGTCAGGCTCTTCTACTTTCATTTCTTTAATGACTTCAGCAGTGTTTATCCAAGAGGTAACTGTTCCAGCAACATCACGCACACCTTGTAGTGCTACCCCATCTGCTCTCTTAGGACCATTCAAGTTGGCATGCCAACCTAGTTCACCTACAGGAAATATGCCAGTGTAATTATCGGCTTTCTTTTCTCCTGTGACTCTCTGCACAGGCATAGTATCTACACTCCATGGGTCTATGTACGACTCAGGTGAACCTAACATGTTACCTTCAGTATCCCATACTAGCTGATCCATGTTAGCAAGATAACTCATGTTGTGAATGAGCCTTGATGCGTAAATAGGGTCAGTAGTCTGTCTAGGTATCACTACAATCAAATGTTCCTTGAGGTCAGAAAAAACTTGCTCTGACATCTCAGGGCAAGTCTCTTCAATGTTGATGTCAAGACATTTAATCATTCAATTTCCCTTACAAATAATTTATCAATGAGTCTATCTCCACCACACTGTACCCAGCATTGATTAATAGATTTATTTTCCCAGCTATCACTATATACTTTAAGCACATCGCTGTCAATGATTTCCTTTAGATTATGGTAATACAGACTATTTTTATTTCTCAACTTACTTTGTATGTACCTAACTTCGGTAGCTTCTTCTGATATAGACGGACCAAACATTTTGTTAGCAACATAACAGCATGGATGTACACGACCCAAGTGGTCAATGTATATCTCATTTATGTTAAGAGTTCCATACTGCCTAAATGACGCACACTCAATGCATCCTTGCTTGTTTGTTTTTTTAGGCATAGGTGCGATGTAGCCTATTTCAGGAGGTGTGTATGGTTTTTCTTCAGGTCTTTCATAATGATTTATAACATAGTCTAAGTTATAACTTTTATCATATACAGGCATACCCACACCATCAACACCAAAAGGATTCTTAACTTTAAAATGCACACCAAGACTTTCTGCTAATTGCTTTGCTTCTTCAATCTGATGGTAGTTGTGTGCGAACCTAAGAAAATGCCAGCCTGCCATTCCCCCGGTGGCTACATAGGCTTTCATATTTTTAATCAGTTTATCCCACTTCACCTGTCTTCTATATAAGTGATTGGTATCTTCTAAGCCATCAACAGAAAAGACGACTCCTCTAACTCTACCTGGTATTGTATTGTCGTATAAAACCTTTCCTAATTTTGAAAAGAAGTTTTCATTTCTTGCCCCGCCATTAGTGTGAATTTGAATTGAACCATCACTGTATTCACAAATGTAACTTACAATCTCAATCAAATCCTTACATGTGATAGGGTCACCATGAGTGCCACAAATGTGCCAGCTTCTAATTTTCTTGAGGATCTCTGGACTAAACCAAGACTTGAAATCAGATAGGCTAATATCTCTTTGTGTTAAGTCAGGATCAACATTAGGTGAGTTTCTAAGGAATCTTGGGCAACCAGGACAAGCGGCATTACATCGGCTACTCAACTCTAGATGCACTGCATTTAGATTGTCAAAGGACCACATTACTTATTATCTTTGATAAACTTCTTAATGAAGTGCCTTACCTCACGGCTTGCAGAAGTATCAAGTTCTTTACACACCTTGATGAATTCCTTTTTGTCTTCCTTGTTTATCTTCACAAGGAGTTGGTCATTTTTTTCCGACATTTCTCACCCTTTTGTCACAATTTTGTAACATTGAAATTTAAATTATTATATATAGTATATATACTTAATATATTAATAGTAATTATAGGGGGCACCATGAAATCACTATTTAATAAATCTTACACGGTTGATCAGGCTTATCGCCATATGTTATTACTTCGTTTTTCTATGGCAATAATTCTTTGCCTCTTCATTTTTGTGTGAATTCAATGAAAAGACTATGGAAAAAATTCGACAGATTAATGAAGTGTAGCCGTCTAGATAAAATCATTAAATATATAGAAATAGATTATTCAGAGTATACATACAAACTGTAACCCTATTTGATTTCAACATTCGCCATAATCTCGGTTAAGCATGCCGTGAGATTAATCTCTTGGTCTGCTACAAATGCCGCTTTGTACTGATAGTCGGCAATGATTAACACAAACTGCGGTACCTGCTTGGCTCGCTCAAGCAGTGTATCGTATACTTTTCTGTACACAGTTTGCGGGTCCGAGTCAACATTGTTAGCGACCCATTGACGCATCTTCTTCCAATCTTTATCTGCTAGGGCATCTGCTAGAGCCTTAGTGTTCAGTTCAGATAGGTTACTTAGAATGCCCTCATCTATGACACCGCCCGCACTGTATCGCTGTAACTCATTCAACACCCTGCGATAGTCAGGGAAGTGTTTCATCAGCAGTTCAGCGAGAACCTTATCATTGTACTCTACGCCTTCAGTCTTTAGGATATCCATCATGCGCTTGTGAAACTTGGTAGCCATCTTTTTCTTCTGACCATTCACAAGTTTGAATTCAACAACAGTAGTCCTACTGTGTAGAGGAGCAATGATACGATTCTTAAAATTACATGTGAAGATGAATCGACAATTCTTAGAAAACTCCTCGATGAATGCACGAAGAGCAGGCTGTGTAGAATTAGGATTCAGATAGTCAGCCTCGTCTAAGATAACAACCTTAGGCTTACCTTCAAATGAAACTGTACTCGCAAAGTTTTTGATCTTTGTGCGAAGTACATCAATGCCTGATTCTTCTGAGCCGTTGATTACAATGTAGTCACACCCAAGTTCATTGCAAAGGGCACGGGCAACTGTAGTCTTACCTGTGCCAGCAGTGCCGCAGAGGAGCATGTTAGGAATCTCACCTGACGCAACAAACTGCTTGAACACATCCTTCTGCGCATCAGGCAGAATACACTCATCAAGTGTACGAGGTCGATACTTCTCGACCCACAAAAATTCATCTGACATTATTCACCTCTCATAATATAAAATACTAGTTTAACTCATTGTCGCCTTTGAGTCAACACCATCAGACAAGTTTAGGGTAAGTTGTCTGCCCGTTGTGGGTCCTGCATCAAAATCCTCACCTTTCAAATACTTCATGATATTCTGCGGGGAAGTGACACCATATGGATCATCATCCGCATTGTCCTGTAGACCAGGTTCCACAAAAGCCTTTTCGACTTTCATATCATCAAGAATCATAGCATAACGCCAAGAGCGAACACCGAAGCCTAGATTGTCTTTCTTCACATCCATATGCATGTAAGTAGTGAAGATAGCAGAACCATCAGGAATCACCTTTACATTCCGCAACCCCTGAGACTTAGCCCAAGCATTCATCACGAATGCATCGTTCACTGACATGCAATAGATTTCATCAATGCCCTGTTCCTGAAACTCAGGAAACATTTTCTCAAAGTCAGGCAACTGGAATGTAGAACATGTAGGAGTGAATGCTCCAGGAAGTGAGAATACAATGACTCGTTTCCCAGCAAAGAGTTCTTGAGAGGTTATATGCTCCCATCGAAAGGGATTTCCTTCAGTGATAGTTTCATCACGCACCCGAGTTTTAAAAATTACATTCGGAACGCGGTAATTAAATTCAGCCATTTGTCACTCCTTAGATAACTGAGCTAGGTTCAAGTGCAAGCCAATACTGAATGTCAGTATTTTTGTTTTTCAGATACATGAATTTTTTCTGAGATAAAGTAACCTCATAGTCACCCGGAATGATCTTGAAGTTTTCGATTGCAAGTCGGCAATCAAATTCTTTATCACAGTCTCCGATGATGTTTCGGAAAGTATTGCTTCGAGGAGTAGATGGGTCACCTACAGATAGAGTAACTTGACCACCCTTAGATACAACACTCAGCATAGGAGCAGAGACAATTGCCGCCGCTTTCATGACCATCTGAACATCTTGAGAAGACAAGTTAAACCCGTAGTGATTATCTACTTCAATGGTTTTGTCAGGGGCGGATACTACAATGCTTGGGTCAGCATAATAGTATTCAAACTGACTTCGATCCTTGCTGATAGTGATGCTCTCTTCACCAAACTCTACATCGGTGTCTTCCATTAGAGTCAAGAGAGCAAGAAGGCTGTTTAAGTCATAGATAGCAAACTCCCGATCAAAAGTCTCAGCGACCGTTGCCCGGGAAAAGATATTTTTGCCTGTGCTGATTGTTGCTAGTGTGTTGCCTTCACGAACCAAGATGTTCGTATTGATACTAGCATAATTTTTCAATACATCTAAAGTAGCTTTAGAGATTTTCATAGTGTAGCTCCATAATATAATATTAAAACGAAAGAAGCCTTATTCTAACATAAGGCTCCTAATAATCAAGTGTTATTCATCGACAATGGTCATTTGATATTTACCAGCATCCTTCATAGCTTGAATCTCTGCCTTCTCTTCGGCACTATGATTGAGTCCTGCTTCAAACGCCTCCTTAACATCAGGAAGGTTAGTTTCATCAGGAAACATCAGAACAATATTCTTCTGAAGATTGTCCTCAGAAAATTCAACAGAAAGAACACCATTATAAGTGTTCATTATATCATGCACGATAGACTCCCATGTTTCAGCTCTCGGTGTATTGCCCTCGGGCCACGGGTCTGAAATGCTGTCTCGGAAATAAGACATTTCAACTATCTTTGCCATGTTTGTATTCTCCTAAATATGTGTGAACATACTTATTTATAATAAAAGAGTGGGCGGCGGTGAATAACGAGGAGAGAAGTATAGTTAGGAAATCACTCACCGCCGCCCAAGCCGGTTAGCCCTCTGGATGTTCCAGATCATGCACATGCAGTGCAATCAAGGCATAATGTAGTACCTTCATAAGGTCTTTGCGATTGTAACCTTCCTTTTTCCCATATCGTTGGGCATACTTCATAATGTTACCAATGCAAAAACCTTCACCATGACCACCGTCAATGATAAACTCGGTGGCTTGAAATTTGTTTACCGAATAATGCTCACCATATGTGGCATCAACATACTTTTGAAGGTCAGCAATAAGCTGACCCTCATTGTATTTGTAATCGACCTTAGCCATTAGTATGATACCTCACTTGAGTCTTCAACATCAGCATCAAGTGACTCCAGAGTCGCACCAGAATCAACCTTAGTGTACAACTCAGTGAATGCAGACTTAGTGTCCTCATCAAATCGATTCACACACAGTTCGATAGCCTTGAGTCGGTCATCAAACATTGCATACGCATTGACAATGTGTTCAAGACGGCGAGTAGAAACCAACTCATCAATCGCACCTTCCTTGAAGGTCTTGCGAATGATTTCAGCCCAAGTGACCAGCTTATCAGCAAAGTCCTCATCGACCTTATTGACTTTACCCATTTTGCCGAGAATGATTTTCTTCTCATTCGCCGCATTAGGATACTCCTGCTCAACCGTGATAGCGAAACGCTCAAGGAATGCCTCATCAAGAATCTGAGCAGACATAAACTTGCCATCATCAGAGCCTCGACCTTTAGTGTTAGCCGTTGCAATGATGTTGAAGCCGGGAGCAGGAGTAACAACCTCACCTGTCTTCTTATTGAAGTAGGGCTTACCCTCTAGAATAGCCTGTAAGCACATCAGTTTGTTAGAGCCACGGTCTAACTCATCAAGTATCAGCACTGCACCACGCTTCATAGCGGTCAGTACAGGACCTTCACGATAGACCACATTGCCATCGACAAGGGTGTTGCCGCCGATCAAATCATCCTCATCAGTCTCGATGGAGATATTGACACGGAGAGCCTCACGCTTGAGTTTAGCGCAGGTCTGCTCAACCATTGTAGTCTTACCATTACCTGATAGACCTGAGATGAAAGTTGGATAGAAGATACCCGACTTGATAATCTGAGTCAGATCCTTACTGAAGCCAAAAGGAATGTAAGTAGGGTCAGCAGTCGGAATGAGATTATCAACCTCAACTGACAGTTTAGCCTGAGTCAAAATTTTAGCCTCTTGCGGCTGAATAGTGACAATCGGCTCGGGTTTGATGGGAGCAGTTGGTGCTCGCATTGGAACAACTTGCCCAGCCATATCGATAACATATTTGCCTCGACCAATTTTGTTTTCCTCAAAGAACCATTTGGGGGGCTTGAGTCCAACAGACTTAGCAATCTGCAATACTTCACCTCGACCAAAGACACCAGTATCATTGTCTGAATTAGCAAGTGCCTGTAAAAGGGTTTGACGGTCATTCATAATGTATATCCTCTTCTCATTTTCCTAACTATATGCATAGTATAATTCCACTGTTCCTAAAAGTCAAGCATTTTCGTACCAAAATGCAAACTTTTTTCTCCTTAGGAATCAATAACTTACGCCACTTTGTCCATCAATCTGCTCAGAAACACTCGGCTAGACGCCTTGCCTTTCTGAAAATTGCGGAATCCTCGAAGCAAATCGCCCTTTTTGTCAGACTTGACCTCAAGTGTCTGCTCCTCAATCTCAAGGCTTTTACCATTTTTAATCAAGTAAACAGTATCAAAGTTTTGATAGGCATTCAATTCAAAAAACTTGTTGCCTAAGAATTCTTTTTTATACTTGTCATCAAAGGCTTCATACGGAGCAGAAGTCTGCATGTAACATGAGGAGAGATCACTCTTCTTAAACGAGCCAATATGAAAGTTGATTAGATTGACATCAACTGTAGCCTTGATATGTTTTAGAATGGCTCTGAGTTGAATTGACTGCGAATAACGATCATAGTAACCAAACTTCTCTACCGTGTTGATGCCGCCTTCACGGATAATAATTCGATCCGCTTTGTAATATGATGTCGGAACACCCAACTCAATGTTTCCTGTTGGTCCGCCGTCAGTGAGAAAGATAGCATTCATAATCTCAATGCGATTGTCAGCCTTAAACTTTTTAATGAGTTCACGGGCTACCATTGCCGCCTCATTCAGAGGAGTTCCGCTAAGTTGCAAGTAGTCGGGTAAGTCCCAAGTACTTGCGGTCCAGTCTCTTTCTACATTGGAATAGTAATGCTTGCGACATTCATACACCTCAGCCGTCATCAGCATTTTTGCAAATGCGTCCTTGTAAGCCGTTGAAGACATTTTAGAATTAATCAACTGAACCAAAGCAAACCTTTCATCAGCAATGTGCATTTTACCAGGAGTGATGCCTCCGTTGTCAATCGCCAGCTGATCTGGTGTCTTGGCAGACACGGTAGAATTGTAGTTGAGTGCATTGGTGAAACCATAAACATCAAAAGGAATGTTTACCTTTTTGCAAAATGCCGTCATGATTAAAGTTTGTTCAAGTGTCGCCGCTATATCACCACTCATGCTACCTGAAAAATCTATGAACATCATCATGCCATGATTTTTGCCTTGAGGGACAACTGTATTAGAAAGAAATACATCCTCAGTCAATTGAGTTGCCCAGAGTTTTTTCATGTTCAACTCACCAGTTTTGTTTTGACGGGAACGGGCTAAACAATGAGCCGTGCGCTTCATTTCAAACTGCTGAACCATTTGATTGATGTATGAAGTATTTTTTGTTTTGAATCTGTTGGTTAGAGTTTCTCCAACTTGTTTGGGAGATAACTTAACATCACTGCCCCAGTCCTCTTTAAACACACCTTCAAAATCAAACGCCCAAGTTTTTTTGACAGGGACAACAAATTTCTTAGGATCAAGTGTATTCCAGTCGGCATATATGATGTCCTTGGAATTAGTGTTCAGTAGGGACTCTTCAGCCTCACGATAATTGACATCGGTTTGTGCAACTGGCTCCGTGTTATCAGAACCTTGTTCTACTTCGGGAGTTCGAGGTTCATTCGATTCTTCTTCAGAAGCCTCTTCTTCTTTGTCTTTGGATTCATTTGAAGGAGAATTTCCTTCTTCTTCAGTTTCTTTTTCCTCTTCCTCAGATTCAGAGTCGCCAGAAGATGGTTCATAATCATTCTCAAACTCCTCATCCTCAAACTCAAAGGAAGATTCGCCTGATTCCTGTTCCTGTTGTTCTTCTAACTCTGCTTTTGCATCGCCGTACAAATCATGGGCAACCTCGACTACATCTTCCCAGGTCTGACAGTTTGCAACTCGGTCAACCATCACCTGTTCTTCATCAGTGAAATCAATGCCGAGCATAGAACCAATTTTGAAGTGTAGATTGATTCGGTCAATGAGGGGCAACTCAGAAAGGTCACGACCCTTGACTCCGAAGAAATCATCATTGAAGAGTTTGCGATAACCTGCATAGAAATTTTTGACTAGCCCAGGAAATTTTTCTTTGATGAGCCGTTCAATACGAGCATCCTCAACCACATTGAGGAATGATTTGATTCCAGGACCATATTCGATTACATTGTCATGCCAACCTGAATAGGGAGTATTCAAAGCATGACTAACCTCGTGACCGATAAGCATATCATAAAGGTCAGAGTCCATTTCTTTCCACATGGGAAGAACAACTTTGCGCTCTTTTAAATCGAAGTATGCAGTCGGTACTTTGCGATGCTCCAGAGTGATGTTCTCAGTAGCAAGCAACTTTGCGAGTGTACTTTTTTTGTTGATTTCCATAGACATTCTCCTAACTATATGCATAGTATGATGCCTTTGAACCTATAAGTCAACCTTTTTCTACATCTCTAAGTGCTTGATTTCATTGGGTTTGTGAAAAATGTTCAAATTTTTTCTACCCAAATAGAACAAAAACTCATCTTTTTCGACCACAATATCGCCCGTTTGGTACCAATCATCAAAGATACATATGTCTCCTTTGACTGACAACTCTCCCGCTTCACTCACTTTATAGTAACAATATTTGGTACTGCCCATCAGAGTAGTTCCTTCAGGGCACAGTGCTTTAACTTTTTCAACCTCTTCAAGTGAATTGAATTTGTGATTGATAGCAACTGGTCCTATTTCGCTCATTCCCCAATTGACAATAAACTGACAACCTCTTGCCACGAATGCTTCAATGATATCCCATGTAACTCTATCAGAACCACAGGTAATTACAATACCTGTTAAGTCCAATTGGTCAAATCCTTTTGTACCCATTATTGCCCTAGCGTGGTCAGGAGTAAGGTGAGAATGCGTATAGTCTTTTATCACCTTTACAAATCTATACGCATTAAAGGTCTCGACAGTAACTTCTGCACCAATAGAATGAGCAGGTAAAGTTTGAGCAAGAAGCCCGCCTGCATGATCTAGCTTGCATACGGTGTAGACTTTACTTAGTGGTGTGATTGACTGTACCACATTCGCTACAGTGTTTGCAATATCTAACTTCTCGGGTGACTGGAAAAACTGTTTAGGTTCTCCAGTTGTACCCGAGCTTTTAATGGTAACCCCATTTTCTAAAACATCATCTAAATCCATGATGAATCCTTTCTTTCAATAAACTTACTTTTTCTTTCTGGTAGTAGTCTTTCTTTTAGGAGCCTCGAGGAGTTCCTTTCTCGTAGTCAGTCTTTGAATTACTTCAGCCCCTTCCATCCAATAGTCCTTACCTTCTAGCAAAGCCTCGATCTCATCCTCATCAAAGAATCCCTGGTAGATGCTAGAGACCATCTTCTCACCCCACGACCGCTCCATAGTAACTTGAGCAAACATTTCACTGCTCTTGCCATATGAAAACGATGAAAAGGTGTGAAACATGAATACAGAATGATCTGAAACTTCACACTGGTCACCACACAAAAATAGCATTGTGGCTGCCGATGCACAAAAGCCTTCTGCTGAAGTAATAACTTTTGCTTCTGTCTCAGATAGGACACGCATAAATTGAATTGCAGTAAACGCATCGCCACCTTCAGAATTAATATGAAGATATATTACATCGTGGGGTCCTGCTGACCTAATAATCTGAAACCACTCAACATAATTTTCTGCTTCGGTGATTTCACCTGACACATAAAAATGATGTACTCGGTTAAGAGTTTGGTCAACATACCCACGGATTGCTTTCTCAGTTGATTCGCTCATAATATCTTGTGACCGCCTTAATTTTTTCAATTTGTTTATCAATGATAGCCGTTCTATTGGGCCAGTGAATGTAATCCTTTTCAGGATTCTTTTTCAGGTTGATAAGTAGCGGCATGATAAGGTCTTCAAGGTCACGCAATTTTGTTGCGACATCCTGTTCAACCAAGGCACGGTGCTCATTAATCATTCCCGAGCTATCCGAAGATAGAATTCTATTTTCCAAGTCGTACAGTTTCGCCATGATTTCGTCTTTGAAGTCATCAGGCACTGTTGCTTGCACAGTGGTCGCTGTTTGTGGACTCAAGTCCTCACTATCAACAATAGTAAAGCCGAAATCAAAGTCGTCTGCCATTTATTTTCCCTCTCCAAAGTACTTGTCTAGTACTGCTATTTTCTCTTCGTATTCGGCAACCTTAGCGAGTTCTTTTTCAAGTTCCTCGATAATGTCACCATGCTCGCCAATGCCAACTGGGTTGGTCATTAGATTGTCAGCATTGATTAGATGCTTTCCAATTTGCCCGCTGAAATAACCGCGGGCTACTTTAATCATTTTATCTTTCATATTTATCTTCCTTTTGCCAGTTGATTTTGAATATATCGTTTTGCTCTCTTCTCAACTTTTCGTAAGGCTCTTTCTACCTTCAGCCTTGAGGCTCTTTGTGTAAAATTTTGACCAAGCATGTGGTCATACTCATGCAAGAAAACTCTTGCGGCAATTCCTTCAAACTTCTCTACTGACCAGCTACTATCAATATCTTGGTATCTAGCAGTAACTTCTTTAGGTCGTCTTAGATTCAACCACACTCCTGGGAGACTCAGACAGCCTTCTGTCATAAGAACAGTTTCTTCCGAGATGTCAATAATTTCAGGGTTTATAATGTACCGAGTTAAATTTTTTCCATCTCCCATAGTGAAGATGCGCATGTTAAGTCCAACTTGATTAGCCGAAAGACCTGCACCGTTCAAAGACTTTTGTTTTGCAAAGATAGCATTACACACTTCTTCTGCATCATGCTCATCAAAATTAAACACATCCGGTTTCCTTTTCAATGCTTCATCGTTGAAAGGAACAAGTTCTAATTTTTCTAAGTTCATGTCATCACCGAATAATTTTGTTTCTTCTCAAATTTAATAACACTTCTAAACTTGTCAAACAGTTGATCGCCTTTGTGAGAGATAACAAATACATTAGTCTCTTCACCTATAGTATCCAACAATGTCATAACATAGTCAGTTCCGTTATTATCTAAACTGCTGTCAAAAACCTCATCAAGTATTAGCAAGTTTGTTGCGGCAGAATTTTTCATCTTAGCAATAGTTCGCCAAGTAAACAACAAAGCCAAGTCTATTCGTTGTTTTTCTCCTTCGCTAAAACTTGCATAAGAGAATTTATCTCTATACCTTGATTTAATCGTTTCACTAAACTTCTCGTCCAAATCAAACTGAACAAAGAAGTCCATTGCAGCCAGATATTTGTTTACAAGTTTATTTATAGCAGGAAGATACTGTTTAATTATCTTCGTTTTAATTCCTGTGTCTTTTAGAAGTGCGGCACACGCTGTTAGATAGTGTTGCTCTTCATTCTTTTCTGAACGCAAAGTATTTTTTGAAACTACTTCTTTAGCCAATTCTTTCAATTTTTGTTTTTCTTCATCAATGTTGGCTACATTATTTTGTGCCTCTGACAATTCTACATTGAGTCTTTGTAAGTATCGTTGGTTAGAGATAATCTCATTATTTTCTGCGTTGATTGATTCATTAATCTCATTATAATTTGCGACTAAAGTATCTAGTTCCGCAAACTTTTCATCTAGATCCTTCGTAGCAGTTTCAAGTTCTTCAACCTTAGACAACTTTGTTCCTTGAATTTCCTTTTTAAACTCATGAGGAATACCTTGCTTACAGGTAGGACAGTCATCGTGCTTCTCGTAGAAATCTAACTCTTGTCGGATTTTTCGGAGCTGGGTGTTAAACTTGTCTTTGAAGGCTCCAAGTTTTCTTCTTTTTTCTTCAGGGTTCCCCAGCGCAGCCTTCTCTGCTGTAAGTTTCTCAACTGTTGCCGCCGCATCTGCAATCGTCTTGTCGAGGACATTTATTTGCTCCTGTATCTCTGTAATTTTTTTGGCTTTGTTTTCTTCTAGCGTTTCTATATATTGTTTCTGAATTTCTGCCTTCTGCTTGGCAACTTCCATTTCAGTTTCAATATCTCTAATAGTTTCACGAAGAACATTCTGCTTGTCTTTAAGGACACTATTCATCACAGTAAAGATTTGAATGTCTAAAATGTCTTCAATGATCTCCCTTCTTTGCCCAAGAGGCAATTGCATGAAAGGCGTAAACGATGCACTACCTAGTATAACTATCTGAGTAAAGGATTTGTAATTTAATTTTAGAATGGATTCTTCAAGATACTTTTGTGAATCACGAACAGCGGCATCTTGGTCTACAAGATTTCCATCACAATGAATTTCAAACAGGTTAGGCTTGGCACCCCTTTTTATTAGATATTCATGTGTACCAATCCTAAATTCAATTTCAACTTCCAAAGATTTGTTATTGATAGTATTGATTAACTGTGGCTTAGTTATGCTTCTAAAAGGTTTGTTAAACAACACATAGCAAAGAGCATCCAGCATAGTAGATTTACCACTGCCGTTTTCACCCACAATAAGAGTAGATGGACTCCGAGTAAAATCTATCTCTGTAAATGCATTACCTGTAGACAGAAAGTTTTTCCATCTAAGTTTTTCAAAATAAATCATATAAGCCTTATATATTCTGTGCTTCTATGTACAGAGTTCTGAGATAATTTTGCAATCTTTCTTTGTCAAGTTCTGTTTCAATATTATCAACATACTCACTAAGAAGAGTCATTGTATCCTCAAGATTTATGTTCTCTTCACCTACTGCTTCATCTTCAAACTCAGAAAAATCTTCAATGATTTTCAATTCGACAAGATTGCAATTATACAGATTGTCAATGATTTTGTCAAACTTTGTGAAGTCCGTTTTTCGTACTACAATGACCTTAACACATGTTCTTTCAAGTTTGTCATAATCTATCTTTTCCATCTCTTTTGAGTCATCATAATAGATTTTATGGAACATGTTATATGGGTTTTGTATAAACTCAAACTCTAGCGACTCCGAATCCAGTATATGAAATCCTCTAGGGTCGTCATAATCAGACCATGTAATCTCGTAAGGATTGCCCAAATAATATATATTACCGTTACGGTCACGATGGTGAAAATGCCCAGAGCAAACAAGATCAAAAGTATTGAATATGCTAGGATCCATACCATGCTCGTTTTTAACGCCCTTGTACATCTGAAAGCCAGCGAGTTCAAAGTGTCCGAAACATACTGTAGCATCGGTTTCCTCCATAGCAGTCCTTGACTGCTGGTAGTTATCACTGCATATCCAAGGCATAAAAAGTATTTTTTGCCAGCCAAAAATTACTTCGCTTGGTTGTTCATACAGTTTTATGTTGTCGTATTCTCTCAACAAAAGATTGGGAGAATTAATTTCATTTGTGTTCTTAAAGTAGGTATCGTGGTTACCTGGAATAAGGTGAATATCTATTTCCAGTTCTTTTGCCTTATCAAAAAAATACTCTTTACAACTTTTTAGAGTATTGAAGTTGATGTATTTTCTTCTATCAAAAATATCACCAAGGTGTATAACAGTTTTTATCCCTTGTTCTTCTAACTTAGGAAAAAAACAATTATCATAAAACGACTTGAAAAAATTGTCGAAAGGAATAGAGTCGGACCTAGCACCAAAGTGCGTGTCTGTTATCAAGGCAATTCGCATTAGGCTCTATAAATCCCAGAGTTGGCGCCGTGTTCCATGCATTCAACTTCTACGCACTTGCAACGACCATTCGTCATGTCTTTTACCAAATTATTGGCATAATGAAAAACTATTTCAGCAAATTTTTCACAACCAACACCAGTCATTACCACTACATCTGCAAGACCTTTTTCTTCAAGGTCAAGAAAGTCTTTGAGGTTAGGGTCAGTTCCTGCAACAACCAGTTTGTGGTCAAACATTTCCTTCAGCCACTCTTTTAATTTCTTTAGACCGCCAAAGTCAACAACCCAATTTTTATCATCAAGTACTTCGGCACTGAAGACAAGTCTAAAACCTAAAGAGTATCCATGTAACAGTGAACAATGACTATGTGTTGCATTAGGTTGCCTAAACACAGCCGACAAACCTTCTTCATGACCATAAGTTTTTGTAGAATAATGTGGCATAATATTAACCTTTCAATGTCTCAATCATATTGCTTGCAGTGAAATATTCTCTGCGTAAAAATTCACGATTTCCTTGTATGTTATTTATCATGTCATCAGTGTAGTAATTAGACATCATGTGACGAATAAGACCGACAAGTAAATCTTTGTTTTCTTCATATGCTTTAAAACTGCTAGTCCATTCAGGAGAATACTTGAAGCAATCATAGTACATCTCCTTGTAGGATAGCGTGTCGGGCACCAGAGGCATTCCTAGACTGCATAAAATCTCATAACAGCCGATACCCAGAGTCTCTTGTAAGTTAGCAGAAAACACCATCTTAGCTTTACCGAGAAGTTTATGATACTCGGCCTTTGTGA